CCCCTGGCCACCCCCCCACGCGGACCCAGCGCGGCGCGACCCGGGTGCCCTGGGTCCCATCTCATACCCCCCCACACACGCACCCCCCACCAGTTCTCGACCCCCCTGGACCAGGCCGAACTCGAGTTCCGAAACGACCAGGCCGCAGAATTTTTGTAGCTACGGATTCCGGGTTCTGGGGCTGTAAGGCGGGCGGGCGGGCGTGACACGGGCGGTCGTGAACACCAGCTTCCTTGTATAGCGCGGATCAGTGTGCTAGAGTCGCAGCTGTGATGGGGTAGCCCCCTTCGCAGGGTCCGTTCAGTCAGCCCCAGCGCCAGGTGGGTCAAAACAGGCGCAGGCTGGGCCAGCGGGGCGCAAGTGGCGCGCAAGCTCACCACGCCGTCCTCCTCCCCCGGGGTGCCCCGGTAGCTGGTGACCATCCCCGGCCCGGAAGGGCACGGACACCGCGGCCTTGGCCGATCGGCTCAGGCTCCTGCCTTCCAAGCAGGTCAGGTGGGTTCGACTCCCACAGGCCGCTCCACTCAAGGCCGGCATGGGGCCCCCTTCCTCTCCGGGTCCCGCGCAGCGAGCAGCTGTCACCGGCCGCCATCAACCACGCGGGTAGCACCCGTGCCTCGACGCCCCTCACGGGGCGTTTCTGCTTCATGCGCTATCGGCTGCAGTTCACCAACGGCGTCTGGGTCGTGCTCGACACGCACCACTACCAGAACGTCGCCGTGTTCTTCCTCGAGCGCAAGGGGCAGGAGTACGCCGACGCAATGAACAAGGTCAAGCAATGAGCACTGTCGACACCCGCATCAGGCGGTGGACCCTGAGCGCCACGGGTCCTGGTGCCGTCTATGGTCCGCTCGAAGGGACCGTCATCAGCGCCCAGCTCTTGAACGAGGGCTCGCTCGACCCGTCCGTGGTCGACATCTTCGTCACCAACACGCCGGACAACCCGCTGTCCTGGGTGAAGCTGGGCACGCTGGCCGCTCAACCCGACGCAGTCGACTCGTTCGTGGCCCAGGCGTCCTGGAAGTATTTCCGCGCCGACGGCGTCACGGTCCCTCCCCTGTCTTCGCAGCGCGTCGCGGTGTCGGTGCACTGATGGGAACCGTCAACCCCCTGGCCGCGATCCAGCAGCGGCGCCGCTTCACGTCGACCTGGGCCGCTCGGCCCACGTTCGGCCTGCAGCCCGGCGACGAGCTGCTGGTGACGGACTTCGGCATCGCGCCTGGCCTCCTGCTGGTGTGGTCCGGCACGGCCTGGCGCCCGTTCGGTGGTCGTCAGCTGGTCGGTAGCCTGGTCGGCTCGTTCGGCAACCCGGTGGCGGTCGTCAGCGGTGTGACCACGACCACCCGCTTCGGGACTGTCGAGATCCCGGTCCCTGGCGACCTGCTCAACCAGGTGGGCATGATCGCCCGCCCCATGTGCTACGTCACCCGCAGCGGCTCGACGGCCAACGTCGCGCCGCCGGTGGCCGGCACGGGCACCGCGTCGATGGCCATGCGCCTGGGCACGACCAAGACCACGGCTGATCTGTCGATGGGCGGCACGAACTTCGCCACCGGCACGCTGGCTGTCACCCAGGACGGCGCGACCCAGCGCAACGCTGACGGCACCCGCACGCAGAAGCCGCCCTGGCTCCCCGACGCCGGGTCGTCGACCAGTGCCGCTGTGACGCAGGTCGCTGGTGCCTGGACCGCGGGCACCAACTTCCTGACCGCCTGGATCGACAGCCCGACCGCCTCGGGCGACGGCTTCCGCCTGCTGAAGCTGCAACTCTGGATCGAGGGCTGAACCATGGCCGGTGGGCGCTTCATCAATCGCATGTTCCTGCGGGACGACGGCGTCGTGCTCGACGACATGAACGACGAGCCGATCGCGTTCCTGCCGACGGTCAAGCAGGCGCAGGAGCTGCGCCGCTTCTCCGAGTCGATGCTCGGCGCGTCCTCGGAGCTGCAGCGTCTGAGTGCCATCTCGTCCGCCGCGTTCGCCGCCGCCGACGTCATCGCCAACCAGCGCCAGGCGGCCTCGTTCCTGCAGATGGCCACCCTCGGCCCCACGCTGCAGGAGATCAACGACCTCGTCACGCTGGGCTCCAAGCGGGCCTGGATCCTGGACCAGTTCAACCGCCGCCTGTCGCGCCGGTACATGGACCGGGCCTACTTCGACGAGGGCGTCACCGACCTCGGCACCTTCTCCAGTACCGTGCAGACGGATCGGGCCTATGCGACGGCCCACGCGGTGGACTCCGCGGCGCTGCGCACGAAGCTGACCTGGTGCCTGTCCAAGCTGTTCGTGGTGTCGTTCCCGGGTGGAGCCTTCGGCGACACCGGCCGCACCTACCAGTGGCTGAGCTGGCTCGATCGCCTGGACACCCACGTCTTCGGCAACTGGCGCGACCTCATCGAGAGCGTCACCTACAGCCTGCACATGGCTCGGATGCTGTCCTTCTACGGCAACGCCAAGGAGTCCGGCAGCAACCAGCCCGACGAGAACTATGCGCGCGAGATCATGCAGCTGTTCTCGATCGGCCTGTTCGAGCTGAACCGCGACGGCACCTACAAGCTCGACGAGAACGGCCAACGCATCCCGACCTACAACAACACCGACATCCGCCAGGTCGCGCGCTGCCTGACCGGCCTGACGCGCTGGGACTTCAACGGCACGAGCAATCGCTACGACGTCGACAACAGCTCCGGCGCCTCGCAAGCTGTCACCGACTTCGCCACCGCGGCGGCCGATGACCTGTTCGGCAACCCGAACCTGCGTCTGCGGCACTACCTGCCGTTCTACGAATACGGGTCCAAGAAGGCGCTGGGTGGCCGGGTCGACATCCCGGCGGGAACCGACCCCGAGACCAACCTGTCGATGCTGCACGACGCGCTGTTCAACCACCCGAACACCGCGCCGTTCTTCGCCGTCCGCATGATCCAGCACCTGGTGACGAGCAACCCGTCGCCCGGGTATGTGTCGCGCGTGGTCGAGGCCTTCGAGGACAACGGCCAGGGTGTCCGTGGCGACCTGAAGGCGGTGTGGCTCGCGATCCTCACCGATCCCGAGGCCAACGAGGACGGCCGCTTCAACCGGCAGTTCGGCCGGGTGCGCGACGGCTACGACCTGTGGATGAACATGGTGCGCTCGCTGGAGCGCCGCAACTCTGCTGGTCGGGTCAGCATCGCCCGCGACGGCTCGGTCAACACCTACGTCTCGAACTTCGGGCCGACTGCGTTCCGCATGCAGCCCAGCATCTTCAGCGCATACGACCCGCTGCACATCCCCGGTGAGCTGGCGGCGCGCGGCAGCGAGATCCGGCCGCTGGTGGCGCCCGAGATGCAGATGTGGTCCGACATTCTGCTGGCGCGAGCCATCAACGAGCTGATCCAGATCACCGTCACCGGCGAGGCACAGGACACCGCCGGCACCGACAGCGCCCGCTCGAGCTACTCGATGCTGCAGCTGACCGGCACCGCCGCGGAGCTGGTCGAGCGGCTGAACATCCTGCTGTGCGGCGGCGCCATGGGGCTCGCCCTCCGCCAGAGCATCGAGTCGGTCATCGGCCCGATGCCCACCTCGACCGCGACCGAGCAGAACAACCGCGTGGCCGTCGCCATGCAGCTCGTCGTGAACAGCCCGGACTTCATGGTCCAGCTCTGAGGATCAACGCATGCCGTCCATTCCGTCGAGCTATCGCCTGGAAGAGAACGTCGCGCCGATCCGTGCGCTGGCCGCCCAGAGCAACGACTACCGCGCCCTGGTGTGCGTCTTCATGCTCGGCGGAAGCGACTCGCACAACCTGGTCGTGCCGCGCTCGGGCAACAACCGCGCCGTCTACGACGCAGTGCGCGGCATCCATGGTGTGACGCTGGGCTCCGAGCTGCCGCTGACCGCCGACTGGGGGCTGCACCCCAACATGACCGAGATCAAGGCCCGCTTCGATGCTGGCCAGGCCGCGGTCGTGATGAACGTCGGCTTCATGAAGCTCCCGACGGACCGCAACAGCTTCCTGAACAAGTCGGTGCGGCTGCCCGAGCAGCTCTTCAGCCACAACTCGCAGACGCTGCTGTGGCAGGCGCTCCCCGGGCTCACCGAGCTGACGCTGCTCAGCGGCTGGATGGGCCGCGCCAGCGAACTCGCCGGCGACCTGTACAACCCGTCCTCGCTGAACGACATCGGCGCTGCGTTTTCGATCGCCGGCCGCGCGCTGCAGGTCGCGGGTTACGAGACCAACGCCAGCGTGATGCAGTCCACCGGCGCAACCGCCTTCGGCGCCGGCGAGAACCGCACGGTGGCCTCCGGCACATTCGCTGCGGCCCTGGCCGCCGCCCGCGTGCGCAGCGAATGGGGCAACGTGATCCAGGGCGCCATGGCCACCCGGGTGCAGCGCGCGATCGCGAACCAGGAAGCTCTCGCCGCCAACCTGGCGAGCCTGCCCACGGCAGCCGACAACCGCTACTCGGCCCTGGGCTCGAACAGCCTGGCCCAGCAGCTGAAGTGCGTCGCTCGCATCATCCACAGCCGCTCGAGCTACGGCCACCGCCGCGACGTGTTCTTCGTCGCCCTTGGCGGCTTCGACACCCACGACAACCTGGGTGGCCGCTACCCTGGCCTGATCGACTCCGTCGACAAAGCCATGGGGGCGTTCTACCTGTCGATGCAGGACCTGGGCCTCGGCGAGCACGTCACCGCGTTCACCGCATCCGAGTTCGGGCGCACGCTGATCGTGAACGCCACCCTCGGGTCCGACCACGGCTGGGGAGGCCACCACCTGGTCGTCGGCGGCGCCGTCAACGCCGGCGTCTACGGCACGGTCGACCTGACCACCAACGGTCCGATGGACGCCGGCCAGGGGCGCCTGATCCCGACCATGAGCGTCGAGCAATACATCTCGCCGATGCTGAGGTGGTGGGGCATCCCCGAGGCTCAGGTGCCGCTGGTGCTGCAGAACCGCTCGAGCTTCCCGGCGACCGAACCCAACCTGCTGCGCGAGCCGGTCAGCTCTCTGCCGACGCCGACCATGGAGGTCAACTTCATGGACGGCTTCCAGAACGGCGGCCAGTTCTCGCACCCGCTCATGACCTTCAGCCGCAGCGGGCCGCGCGCGCGGTTCGACGAGCGCGGCGTGCTGAAGATGCCGCGCCAGAACCTGATCGCCAACAGCCACGACTTCTCTGGCGTGGCACTCGGCATCATCGGCTCGGGCGGCGTGCTCCCCAACCGGTGGTCTGTGAGTGCGGTTACTGGCGTGACCATCGAGGTCGTCGGTCGCGGTGACCTGGAAGACGGTTCCCCGTACATCGACGTCCGCTTCTTCGGTGAGACCGCGACGGCGCAGTTCCCGCGCCTCTGGGTGGCATCGGCCGACGCCGGCTCCAGGTTCCCGGTGCGTGCCGGTGCCAGGATCTTCGCCAGCATGATGGCCCACGTCGTCGCTGGCGACCCGTCGTCGCTTACTGCGCTGCACGCCCGCGGCAACAACCTGCTGGGGGGGACGACGGTCTCGGACTGGAGCCTCAGCGGCCTGACGACGACGGACTACGTCATCTCCAGCACATCTGGGCGTCGATTCGTGCCCGTGAACATCCCGTCCAGCGGCGTGGACAACTGCCGCTATGGGGTGTTCCTGACGACCCAAGCCAACGTGCCATTCGACGTCACCGTGCGGATCGCCAAGCCGATGGCCGGCTACTGCGTCCACCACGGTGCCATCGGCACCTACCGCGGCCCTGCCGAGGTGGACTACGTTCCGACCTACGGCACCCTGGTCGACAACCCGATCTTCGACTACGACCCGGTCACGCTACGGCCGCTCGGCGCGCTCCTGGCGCCGCTGGCTCGCAACAGCGTGCTCAACAGCGTGGGCGCTGGCGCCGCGATCGGCACCCCCGGCACGCTGCCCACGGGCTGGGCGGTCGACTACTCGAGCGCGGTCACCGGAATCACCACGAGCGTGGTCGATGTGGGCTCGGAGCGCGGCATGCCTTATGTCGACATCAGGGTCGCAGGCACTCCATCCGCCACTGCCGAGATGAACCTGCGCTGGGCGGCACCCAGCGCCTCGGAGATCACGGTCGGTGCGAACGCGGCCTGGACCTCGTCGGCCTACCTGGCCCTCAAGGCCGGCGCGCTCCCGACCGCCGGCGGCGCGCCGCGGGTTCGCTCCGTGGCGCGCAACGGCACGACCGTCGTGAACGAGTCCAGCAACACCACCGGCGTGTTCTCGGACCTGGCCGACAAGCCGATCACGCACCAGCGGTTCCAGACGGCGATGACGACCGGCGCGGGCTCGAACAACCTGCTTTCCGGGGTCGTGTTCTTCCTGACCGCCGGTCAGTACGTCGACTTCACGCTGCGCATCGCGGCGCCGCAGGCCGAGAACCTGTCCGGCGCCAGCCCGTGGATTCCGACGTTCGGCACCTCGGTGCAGACCGCCGCCGAGGACTTCTCCGTCACCGGCGCTGCACTCACCTCGATCTACAACGCCGCGGCGAGCACACTGGCAGGCAGGTTCTGCCACGACATCCCGGTCGACCTGGCGGTCAACGCGTTCCCGCAGTTCATGGCGGTGAGCGACGGGACGTCCAACAACAGGCTGGCCGGGTTCTTCTCTTCCTCGACGCAGCGGGCCGCTCACTCCTCGTGGAGCGGAGGCTCGAGCAACGGGGACATCACGCCGGTTCGCAATGTCGCTCGCCGCGCGCCGTTCTCGATGGCTTTCGCGGCTGCAGCCAACAACTCCAACGCCTGCACGATGGGTGTGCTCGGCGCTCCGGACGCCACGGTCACGATGCCCACTGGGGTGAACCTGATGCGCCTCGGCAACGCGAACAGCCCCGGCTCGCACTCGATCTGGGCCCAGCGCTTCTCCTACTTCAACTCCAGGCTCACTGACGCCGAGCTGGTCACCCTCACCTCGCAATGATCAACTTCTTCGCCCGCATCCCGCACGACAAGCTGCTGCACTTCGCCGCCGGCTACCTGCTGGCGACGCTGGCCATTCTGCTGGGCGCCGCGCCTGATCTGTCCCTATTTTTCGTCGGGCTCGTCGCCACCCTGCGCGAGGCCTACAACCTCTCGCGCGCCGGCGGCAAGTTCTCGTTCGCGGACATCGGGGCAACGGTCCTGGGCTGCCTGCCCTTGCTCCTGGTCGTCAAGCTGAGCTGAGCCATGTCTTCGCTGCTGACCGACAAGGACCGCAAGGAGATGGCCGAGCGCGCCAAGGTGCGCAAGGAGATCTATGCCGAGCAGGTCCGGGAGAGCATCCAGGCCGGCAAGATCGTGCAGCTGCTGCAGGACCACGTCCTCGGCAAGGGCCGCGCCAAGATGACCGCGGCCAAGCTCAAGGCGGCTGAGATGCTGCTCGAGCGCTCCGTGCCGACGCTGGCGTCGATCAAGCACGAGGTCGAGGCCAAGACCGCGGTGTTCAACATGACCACCACGTTCACGCCGACGCAGAAGAAGTGAGCGACGTAGACGCGGTCGTCAGCTACGCACCCCCGGGTGAGCAGGCAGCCAGGTTCCACAACGAGTTCGCCTTCGTGCGGGGCCTCCTCGGCCCAGTGGGATCGGGCAAGTCCTCGAGCTGCTGCGCCGAGATCCTGTTCCACACCATGCGGCAGAACGTGTGGAACGGCAAGCGCCGCGCGCGGTGGGCGGTCATCCGCAACACCTACCCGGAGCTGAAGACCACCACGATCAAGACGTGGCAGGCCTGGTTCCCGGACACGATCGCGCCCATCAAGTGGGACACCCCGATCACCTCCCGCATGGTGATCAAGGACATCGGCGACGGGTCCGGGCTGGATCTGGAGGTCATCTTCATGGCCCTGGACCGGCCGGAAGAGGTCGGCAAGCTCAAGTCGCTCGAGCTGACCGGGGTCTGGTTGAACGAGGTCTCCGAGTTGCCCAAGGAGATCCTGGACATGGCCACGCAGCGCGTCGGCCGGTTCCCCGAGCGAGCCAAGGGGGACTGCGTCGATCCGTGCGTGATCATGGACACCAACCCGCCGGACGACGACCACTGGTACTACACGCTGGCCGAAGAGGACACCCCGGCCGGGTGGAAGTTCTTCCGTCAGCCTGGCGGCCTGGTCTGCATCCGCGACGCCGACGGCAAGCCCACGCTCGACGCCAACGGCCGGATGACCTGGGTGCCCAACCCCGACGCCGAGAACGTCAACAACCTGCCTGGTGGTTACGCCTACTACGAGCGGATGATGGGCGGCAAGACCGATGGGTGGATCTCGGTCTTCTGCGGCGCGCAGTACGGGCGCATCAACACCGGCCGGCCGGTCTACCCCGAGTACAACGACCTGATGCACTCGGCCCAGGTTGACGTCGAGGCCACGGTCGGCATCCCCGTCTACGTCGGCTGGGACTTCGGGCTCACGCCGGCGGCCGTGTTCGTGCAGCCCACGCTGCTCGGCCAGCTGCTAGTCCTCGACGAGCTGTGCGAGGAGAACATGGACGTTCGCGAGTTCGCGGACTCCGTCGTCAAGCCGTTCATCGTCGCCAAGTACGCCCGCCACAAACTGATCCATGTCGGTGACCCGGCGGGCCTCGTCCGCTCGCAGATCGACCGCAAGCGCACGCCGTTCACCGAGCTGCTCGAAGCCGGCATCCCGTGCGAGCCCGCGGAGAGCAACGACTTCCTGCCGCGCAAGAGCGCCGTCAGCTACTACCTCAACCGCATGTCCGGCGGAAAGCCGGCGTTCCGGCTGAATAGGCGCTGCGTGACCCTGCGCAAGGGTTTCAACGGCGGCTACCACTACGAGCGCGTGAAGGCCTCCGGCGAAGCCCTGTTCCGGGACCAACCGAAGAAGAACGCCTACTCGCACCCGCACGATGCTCTGCAGTACGCCTGCCTCAAGATCCGCGGCGGCTCCGGCCGGCCGCGTGTTCAGCAAGTCCTGAAGACGGGCCGTGCCCGAACCTGACATGACGCCTGTCCAGACTCAACAAGCGCCGCAGCCGGCACTCGCCGCCGGCGCGCCGAGCCAGGAACTCGACAGGGCCGTCGCATCGCAGCTGGCGAGCCACATCATGGGCTGCTGGCGGGACGCCGTCACCTACAAGAACATCCAGATCACGAACGAGCTGCTGCGCTGCGACCGTCAGCGCAAGGGCGAGTACGACCCCGAGGTCTTGAAGAAGATCATGGAGGGCGGCGGGTCGGACATCTACATGATGATCTCCGACATCAAGGCGCGCGCCGCCTCGTCGTGGATCAAGGACGTGATCGCCTCGGCCGGCGAGAACCCCTACGACCTGAAGCCGCAGTCGCTGCCTCAGCTTCCGCCGCAGATGATGGCCATGATCGCCGAGTTCGTGGCGATCGAGGCCGAGCCCTTCATTGCCGAGGGCCAGGTGCACCCGGAGGCGATGCGCTCCCGCATGGAGGAGGTGCGCGACACCATCGTCCTGCGGCTGCGCGAAGAGGCCTCCCAGGCCGCCGAGCGCATGCACGGCGTCATCGGCGACCAGCTCAAGAAGGGCTCGTTCGCCGACGCCCTGGACGCGTTCATCGACGACTTCACGACCTACCCGACGGCGATCCTGAAGGGTCCCGTGGTCCGCAAGAAGCCGGCACTGGGGTGGGGGCCCGACTTCAAGCCGGTGGTCACCGAGGAGCTGGTGCGCGAGGTCAACCGCGTCTCGCCCTACGACATCTTCCCCGGCCCGAGCAGCAAGGGGCCGCAGGACTCCTACATCATCGAGCGCCACCGCCTGACGGTGCGTGACCTGCAGGAGAAGATCGGGGTGCCCGGCTACAACGCCGGGGAGATCGCGGCCGCCATCTCGAAGTACGGGCGCATGGGCCTGAAGTACAACGAGATGGGGGACTACGAGCGCGCCGTCCTCGAGAACAAGAACGCCTACGGGTTCTTCTCCGATCAGAAGATCGAGACCCTGGAGTTCTGGGGTCCGGTGCAGGGCGAGGCCCTGATTTCGTGGGGGATGACCGAGGGCATCGTGCCGTTCCGCACCTACGAGGTCAACGCCTGGCTCGTCGGCGGGCACGTCATCCGTGCCGTGCTGAACCCGGACCCGCTCGGCACGCGCCCTTACCACGTCGCGTCGTGGCGCAAGATCGCGGACAGCTTCTGGGGCGAGAGCCTGATGAAGATCGTTCGCGACGTGCAGCGCATCTGCAACAACGCCGCGCGCGCGCTCTGCGACAACATGGGCATCGCCTCCGGGCCGCAGGTCGACGTTGCGATCGACCGGCTACCGGAAGGTGCCGCGATCTCCGATCTGTACCCGTGGAAGGTCCACCAGACCACGAGCGATCGCACGGGAGCGAACCAGCCGGCGATCCGCTTCTACCAGCCGGAGATGCACGCCGACAAGCTGCTGGCCGTCTACACGACGTTCATGCGGCAAGCCGACGAGGTCACCGGCATCCCGAACTACATCTACGGCTCGCCGCAGGCCAGCGGCGCCGGGCGTACTGCCAGCGGCCTGGCCATGCTCCTGGACAACGCGGCCAAGGGCATCAAGATGGCGATCGTCCAGGTCGATCGTGCGATGTCCGGTGTGGTCAAGAGCCTGTACATCCACAACATGCTCTTCCACCCGGACCCCTACATCAAAGGCGACTTCGCCATCGAGCCCCGCGGTGCTCTGGGGGTCCTCGTCAAGGAGCAACTGCGCCAGGCGCGCAACGAGTTCCTCGACCGCACCAACAACCAGGTCGACCTCCAGATCCTCGGCGTCGAAGGCCGCGCCTACCTGCTGCGCGAGCAGGCCGAGGACCTGCAG